CTGCGTCTCACGGGCAATCTAAATGCACAAATTTTGCAATAAGCTCTTAAAAACCATGGCAGGAAAACACATACCGAAGGACACGCACGAATGCACGATGTCAGAACTGGCAGAAATGTTTGGTTTATCGGTGGCAAGGGTCACGCAATTACACTCCGAGGGCGTGGTCAGAAAGACAAAAACAGGCAAGGCAGACTTGATCGAGTCGGTCAAATCTTACGTTGCCAAGCTGCGCGAAAAGAAAAAGGACGTTGTCAGTTTTGAAGGAGTTCCAGACATTGACGAATCGAAAGCCAGAAAAGAAGCAGCGCAAGCAGGACTGGCAGAATTGAAACTTGCCGAGGAGAAAATGGAAGTTGTCAGGATTGCAGAGATCGACACGCGAGATGCGAAAATTGGCGCGGCAGTCAGGGCGGCAACGATGAAACGCAGATCCGAGCTACCGCCGATTCTCGAAGGACTTAGCGCAAACCAAATTGCGGCAATCCTCGACGAACGGGATCGAGACTTTCTCGAAATGCTAGCCGACCAGCAAAGCGAGTTTTGGGAGCGCAGGGAAAAACTAAAAGCAGCAATGGAGAATGAGTGATGCCTTTTGCCGAGCGGTGCGACCGCCATCAGATTTACAAGTTGCCGATTGGTGCGCTCAAAACGTCCACATTGTCGGCTCAGAGCGTTCATCGAAATTTGATATTGACCAGTTCCCTTGGTGGCGTTTTCCCATGGAGCAAATTCGCAACCATGACGTGCAAGAGGTCTATGTTACCATGCCAACTGGCAGCGGCAAATCAACCATGGCAGAGGCTTTGTTTTGCTACATTGTCAGCGAGGATGCGGGCAATTTGCTTTACGCATCACAAGCCAATGATAAAGCCAAGTTTTGGGCTGAGTCTCGATTGTTGCCAGCATTGAAAAAATGCAAATCGCTGGAAACCTTGTGGCCAGAGGATCGGCACAGCTCACGAAAAACCGAGATCATATGGCCGCATATGGCGATGCAATTCGTAGGCGCGAACCTCACTAACTTCCAAGAAGTCTCGGTGCGCTACGTTTTTGGCGACGAGGATTGGCGATGGGATGACGGGCTGATAAAAGAAGCATTGGCTCGGCATCATGAGCGATGGAATCGAAAAGCGTTCTTTGTCTCGCAGGGAGGTTACAAGCACAAGGAAGGATTTAGGAAACGCGAGATTGCCACGGAATACATTTACAAGTGGGCATGCCAAGGATGCGGAAACTACCACGATTGGAGCGATGCCAACTTGAAGTATGACATTGTAAAAAAAGACGGTGAACTTGATCGGCAAGCAACGTGCGACACGGCACGGATTCAATGCCCGAATTGCGGACACGTTCACAAAGACAGTATTCAGGATCGACGGGCTTTGTGTGACTCCAGCACCTACATTTTAGAGCGCATCGGCAGTAATCCGCGCATGGTTTACATCCACGGGGTGACGCGACTTACTATGTGGTGGGTGTCATATAGCGAGGTCGTCGGCAGAATTCTCGACGCAAAGGATCAACTCAACAACGGACGGATTGAGCCGTGGAAGCAGTTGAGACAAAAAGACTTTGCAGAGTTTTGGGATGAGAACTTTGTGCCAGACAAAAAGGAAATAGCCATCGGTGACTTCTCGAAAGAGGAACTAAGCGCAATGACAATCGAAAACGAGCATGGTCGCTACATGACTATTGACTGCGGCAAGGGGCATTACTGGCATATTGCGGCGGCATGGACTAAATACGCGAAATGCAAGGTGCTTTCCGAAGGTTATATCGACAGCGAGGCGAAACTAAAAGCGGTGCAAGACAAAGCTGGTATCGCAGCTAGTAACGTCTTTGTTGACATATCATGGGACACAGAAAACCTCGACGTTCTCGCTATGATCGAGCGCAACGGCTGGACGGGAATCCGCGGAAGTGACAAGCTGGAGTTCACACACCAGACGCAGGACGGGAAACAAGTTGCCAAGGCTTATTCTAAATACGGACGCATGATGACCAAGAGCAAGCAGATCGTTCGCTATTTCTTTGTTAGCTCAAAACGATTTAAAGACGACACCGATGGATTGCTCAACGCTGGCAGGATTGAGCTGCCACTCGACGTTTCAGACAACTTCCGCAATCACCTAAAGGCAGAGGTCAGAGCCGAAACGACAGACGCAAAAGGCAACGTTACGCAGTTCTGGAAAACCCTGAATCGCAACAACCACTTGTGGGATTGCCTTTATTACAATGTCGCAGTCGCTTACGTTCGGGGTGTATTCAAAGGAGAATAAAATACGCTAAAAAAATTGACTTTTTGCAAAAATCAAGCAACATAACGGCGAACACACTCCCAAAAATGAAAGTAATGTTAGCAAGAGAATACCAAGGCGAAGATGTAAAAGGATTTTTTGCGTCTGAAAAGCTTGATGGGGTTCGCGCTATTTGGGATGGCGAAAAGCTTTACACAAAGAATTTTCGTATAATCAATGCTCCTGATTGGTTTGTTTCCGCGCTTCCAAAATATGCGCTAGATTGCGAACTTTGGGCAGAGCGCGGACGCTTTCAATTTGCTGCAAACGTAGTCAAAATAAACAAAGCCAACGATCAAGATTGGCACGAATTGCGCCTTTGCATTTTTGATTTACCAAGCACAAAAGGCAATTTGTTTCAGCGCATCGAAATGATGAAATCAATCGTTGCGCCTCACATTGTAATTTTGGAGCATGTCGAAATTAAAGATGAAAAACATTTGAAGCAGTTGTTTGATTCTGTCAAATCCAAAGGTGGCGAAGGTCTAATGTTGCGCCAACCATCCGCAGAATACACGCACGGCAGAACGGATTTGCTTCTCAAAATGAAAGACCACGCCACGGATGAGGGTAAGTGTATCGCCATAATTGACGGCGCGGCTCATTTGCAATGGCAAGGAATCATCGTAAAAGTCAAAGCGCATACCATAAAAGTTGGTGATAGCGTGACATTCAAATACAACGGATTGACCGAAAACGGCATCCCACGGCACGCAAGATTTATTTCCGTTCGCGATTACGAATGAAATACGCTGAAAAAAATACTTGACGCAAGGAAAATCAATCGCGCAATACGCGCATGAATCTTGCACGGCTGGCATTAACGGTGGCAAAGGCTACGCGAACGAACGCGACTGCTATGCAAACCATACGTGACGAATACGCCACGATTGCGCTTGAAGTTGCCACATCAGCGGACGCTGGCAAAGAGTTGACTAGCGCAACCGTCAACGGTCAAACCTTCTCACAGTCAACGACTATTTCCAAAGCTGACCGGCTGGCACTTTTGGAACGAGTCGTTTGGCATTATGACAACGGCTTCACATCCACAACCCGAACCCGTGTATTTTTCCAATGATCGTTGACCAATATGGACAAACTGTAAAATTTGCGCACGCTGCTACGCGTGACGTTCGCCGTTCGCCTCAATATGAGAATCGAGATGGCGATATTGACAAGCTAATCCCGATGAATGACCGCAGAACCTTGGCGGCATTGTCACGGCGTTTATACACAAACATGGGAGTGCCACGCGCGGCAATCAATCAGAAAGCTGATTACAGCGTAGGCGAGGCTTGGCTTCCTACTTATACTGGCGCGGATCGTGATGCTGGCAATGCTGCCACTCAATACCTGATCAACGTTTTATATCCAAACAGCGACATCCGAGGCGGCATGTATGATTGGCAGACTGATTTGCGTTTGACATCCATCGCCATGGATCGAGACGGCGGCGACTTTACGCTTTTGACTTACGATTCAAGCGGGACGTTTCCACAGTTTCAAAGCATCCCTTACCATCAATGCTGGAGCAAAGGCGCGGCAGATGGTCAGGAGCTAAAAGACGGAACCTACAAAGGCGCAGTCATCCGCGATGGCGTAATTTACAACAAAGCAGGGAGACCGATTGCATACCGTATCAGCACGGGAACAGAATCAACATCATACGAAGATTTCCCAGCTTACAAAATCATTCACGGCTTTAATCCCGAATGGCAAGAGCAAGGACGTGGATTGCCAAGCTTTACGCACGCATTAGAGGATCTCAAACATTGTTTGCAATCAACCGAATACGAGCGCATCCGTCAAATGATCGTTTCAAGCATTGGACTTGTCGAACACAACGAAATTGGTGGTGCTGATTTGGACGATCCAGCAAACACTGACATGCTTTGCAATACCGAGAGCGGAATCACTTTTGAACGAGTTCAGCCAGGAACAAACCGTTACTTTGTGGCGGGAAGCGGCAGCAAAATTGAGACAATCAAGCACGAAAACCCTGGAGAAATTTGGGAGTCATTCCATGATCGCATGATTCGCATGAGCTTAATCGGAATCGGCTGGAGTTATTCGATGACATGGAAGCCAGCGGGACAAGGCACGGCAGAACGCGCAGAAGTAGAACGCGCTCGTAGGGCAATCTTGGCACGCCAAAAGGTGCTGAAATATATTGCCAAACGCAAGCTGGAATACGCTTATGCAGTGCTAGCTGCCAACGGTAAAATCACACAAGTTGCCGCGCCGTTTTCATGGTCGTTTACTATGCCTCCGCGTTTGACCGTGGATGACGGCAGAGAAGCGCAAATGATGCGTGAGGGATTCAAACTTGGAACTACTAACCTTGGCGACATTCTGGAAGCACA